CCAGAAGCCACGATACCTACTTTTTTCGGTAGGTATGAATTATCACCTATATTATACCATGAGAACGAATCTTTCAATGCGAAATCCAATGTTATGTTAGGTCTGTTTATCCCGTTTACGGTTATACCAGACCAAGTGTCGTTGAACATCAGGTCAGGCGTATTGTTGTTGTTGGTCGGTACTATTATATCTATGGAATAGACCCCTCTAGTAACATGTGTGACGGCGCTGGGTGTGTAAGCTGAAAACACATCACCTTCAGAATCTGTGACCACCACTGATGGGATTGTGTCTAAATTAGTGGGCGTTCCACCTAGATTCACATAGAGATATAACTTATTCTGTTTATCCAGATAGAAATCGTGTCTATCGTCAGTTATATGTTCTGAATAAACAGATTCCACGTATGGTTCATAGATACTTTGGGTGTGTCTGGTAAAGAAACCGACATATTGATATCTATCGGTTTCCAATTGTTCATATTCTTGTTGATACGCTAGAACAAGTCCGTTGTTCGTGTTACCAGTAAGAACACCATTCACATAATCTGTTATATCCATATCTAAATTCTCATTACCCAATGAGAAATGTTGTGTTGCTATGGTTATACCACTGGTGGCACCAGTGAATGTTCCAGCTTGAGTCCAAGCTGATAACGTGGTTGCGCTGAACCAGTTCGCTGGTGTTACGTTAAGGGCTGTCTGACCAGCAACATATGCGCAGTCTTCGTAATCGTAACCGATACCTTCTTCCCAGAATTGTGTGATTGGGAATAGTATCAGGTCAAAAGACGTTGATCTTTCTTTATTTATGCATGTGTTGGTATCTTGACCTAGCAGAGCTTTATCCAATGACCCTGTATTGGTCATTTTAAGCCTGTGTGTGAACTTTGTTATGTCGGGGAAGGTATTACCAGTGTAATAACTTTTTAAGCGATTCAGGTCAAAGAAAAATATGAATCTAGTATATTGATTATCCGTACCTTCACCACCATAATACAATTCAGTAACTGGGTTTCTTCCTGTGTTGGTGAAACTGTTCAGTATTATTGTATTATTCTTATCAAAATATGTTTTTACTACCATAGCGTCTTTATTGGTAAATATATGAATCAGTTAATCCTCACGTTCTTAGACAAGATAGTTTGAGTGGGATATTCTAAATATTCCTTAATATAATTCTCACCTTGTACGGCTGAAGGTTTAAGGCCAGGGAATCTATGGACGTGATTCATGAATGCCAATTCCAACTTTTTAAGATAGTCCAATAGTGTGTCACCAAAGGCTACAGGGTGAGCGGTTTCGATTATATTGGTTATTTCTTCTTCTGTTATATAATTCTCGTTATTTGTTATGCTATATTTTCTATCTGTATCACTATGTCCTATAATGTTTATCTTATCAGCAACAAGGTTTATCACGCTACCTTTTTTGCCGCTTGAGTTACATCCGCTTAAATTATTTGTTGTTGGATTATTAAGAGGTGAAAATTCAGGAGTACATGAGTCTTCGCTATCTTCAATATTGGTGTTGAATCTAAGCTGTATGTAAGCTGGATTATCGCTGTTGAATACTATGGTGTTGTTCTCGACATGTTGACCAGCCCTTAAAAGTGCTTCATTGGGTTTAAAAATTATATCTGAGTTGTCTCTACCTTGCAATGCGATATCTTCCCTATTGGGGAATACGCCTTTAGTATCTTTAAGAGTACTTAGATTGGTACTGGGTGAAATGGGGGATATTGATAGACTATTGAGTGCGTTGGTATCTATTCTATCTTCCTTTAGGAATTCTCGACTACCGATAAGGGGTCCGAAATATAAGCGGTCTGAATATCGGTCATTAGGGTCTAATAGCATTATGAATACCACCTCACCTACCTTCGGCACCACATTTAGATGCTTTGGTAGCATAGGATAGCAGTTAGGTAGGAGTCTATCATCCAAAATAGGTTGGTCGTATTGATTGGTGTCTATTCTACACCTGATGACATTCGGATCAGCATTAAATACCTCATCTCTTGTCCTTTGGGCTTGGTTAACGTTGTTCACTGGTATTTCGCCCACTAATTTCACCACACCTAATTGTATGATAGATTCTTTAGGTAATTTATTGAATGTATTACCTATCCCTATCGAATATTTTTTATCTAAGCTCATCTTATACGTTTCTCTCTTTTAAGATTGCGTTTATTTTGGCGAATTTAATCTCATATTCGGTCATCTTATCTATATCAGATAATATCCTACTCTTGAGCGCTTCGTAAGCGTTTGCAATCTCTTTAGCCTCTATAACTAGTTGGCTATTAGTTTTATTCACCAAATCAGACATAATTTCATTTATAGTTGAATTCAGATATATTATTGGACAACGCCTTGTGCTGAGGGTATGTTTATGTTTGTTCCCACAACGGTTACAGGTCCACCAGCATTGGCTCCACTGGCGTTTATTATAATGGCGCCAGGGTCGATTATCGTAGTTACCTTGGCCTCCGTTTGAATAGCATTCACAATTTCTTCCATCGTTATAACCATCAAGGCCGTCATGACGTTATTACCTTCTTGAAATATCTCACCGTTTACCGCATCAGATTCACTGAATCGGGATATTACCCTTGCGGCCATGTCTCTGGCACTGAGACCAGGCCTCAGTTTAGCCCCAATGAATAACAATGGTGGTGGTATAGTATCAGCAGGTTGTTTCATCAAACTGAATACTGATTGGATTATCTGTAATATGTTACCTATCGAGCTTCTACTTTGACTTACAACGCCAGCCTTCTTATCACTTTTACAATCTTGCATATCAATAACTTATAGGTATGTTGTTTCTTATTGAGCGTATCACATCTTGTGGTATACCTACCAAACTAAGAATGATTGCTAATTGGGCCTGTCCCTTCTCTTTCTGAGCTTCGACCAGATTTCTAGCTATTAGCGCTGTGATATATTTTAATACTTTCTGTAGTAGTATTTCTATGACCATATCTCTAATCCTGTCGATGATTATTCGCATGAGCTGAGCGTTCTTCTTCATGAAGTCTATAGGGTCAGAATATTCAGCGGTCGGCCCATACGCTATTTTGTAGTTGACTAAAAATATTGTAACAATCTTAGGGCCGAGTATGGCGTTGACAAAGGCTCTTATTATTGATTTGAACATGGTTCCTATGAAATCCAATTTTACTGAATATTCGTCAACAGGTTGACCCGCAAACCCAGCTGTATGGTTGGCCATTGTTGTTATGACATTACTGATTATCAATCTCTGTTCCACGTAGTTTGATGCACCTGAGTAGTTAGTCACACCTGATAATTCAGATCTGAAATCAGTCAATATCTCTATAGGCATATTAACATCCACAGTTGAACATGTCTTAAGTTGTCTTATACCTTGTTTCCTGTTTCTAGCTTCTTCTTTAATTTCTCTTAGTTGTGGGTTTGAGAATGTGAAGAAGGAGTCATCTATGACTTCATCTTCATTAGCATTGATAATACATTGTGTAACTGAGTTTATAGCAGCTTCAAGCTCTAATTGTTTTTCAGTTTTATTCACATCCAAGTTGAATGAAATCGTACCGAATAGACTATCCACTATGTTTGTTATCAGTTGACCTGAAGGGAATAATCTTACGCTATCAATGAAAGCATTATTTAAGTCAGTGAGGTTACTGTATTGCGTTGTAGGTTTAATATTAAAACTATTGTTAATAGGTAGACCAGTCTGATAGAACCTGAAGTCTAATATGTTATTCCAAGTATTCGGGTTTGGTAAATCTTGTATTGTATAATACAAGAAAGTGTTCATATCGGTTGAGTTTACCCCGCTGGCCACATCTTCGTAAAGTAATCCACCTGCTTGAGTTTCTGGATTTACTTTAAGTATATTGAAAAAATCCAAGTCGCTTACTGGGATATCGATTCCATTCTGAATCATCCATGTTGGTAGTGACGGATCGATGCCACAGGCCACAAGGCTTTTAAGTTCTACTTTAAGCGATTCTTTTATTAGCGATTCACTTTCTTCGGTGGCGTATGTTAATACATCGACGAGCACTTCTCGGATTTCTTCGAATCCTACTAAAGAAAAAATCAGGTCCATCAAGAAGTCTTGAGAGTTTCCTTGATTGTTGATTGATGGGAATGAGTTGTTAATCGCTAATTTCGGAAAATCATCCGTTAGCGTTCTTAATGCAGCAATATTGCCAAATACACTTTCTTTTTGGGCTACAATTGACATTATTCATTTTCTTGTTCATCTTTCTCCTTCATCCTAGCTTCAATGAGCTTTCTGATTTCAGCAAAGTCTTGCGCTTTAACTTCGTTGGCACTATGGTTACCCATATTTACGGCCATATCACCAGCGTGTTTTATGGTTTCATTCTGTAGTCTGGCCACCTCTAACTTTAATTTGACATTGGAGGTCTTTTCTTTCAATAGGTCGGTTTTGGCTTTAGCCACCTTAGTATGGTCGTCAACGTCTTCTGGTTGAGAACCCAGTGTAAGTTCATTGATAGTTTTTTGAGCCTCTTTAATGTTTGAACAGGCCTCATTATAAACTTCTTGTAACACCACCTCTAACGATGGTATGTTATTTACTTTTACCTTTGTTCTAGTTGGACGTGGCATGGCTTTTTCCTTTATTAGTAAATATGTGGAAAGTAGTTTTTAGTCACTGTCAATTTCAATGTTCTTAATCAGTTTATATAAGGCCTTATATCTTCTCATAGCTAATCTGACTTCTTTTACAGTCAGACCTGAGTGGGTTATGATAACTTCCATAATGGCCAATTTATCGTGTTTATTCCCTCCGCCTAAAATGGGTGTGACCAGTTCTTTGTTTTCTAAGATATCTACAAGTGTGGTACCCAATTTCATCTCATTCTTAGACATATATATACCTAGTGTCACAGAACTCTCCATTTCCTTTTTAATGGCTGATACCATGCTCTTAATCAGATTCTCTACATCTAATGAGTGGTCTTCAATTTCGTATTGATATTCATCTTTAGTTTCCAGTTCGGAACTTACATCATCGAAATCATCGTATTTCTTAATACTTTTGGCATCATCTTGTAGTTTACCTATAAGATATCTCTTAATGATTGTCCCATAATAGGAATAAGCCTTGAACTTTCTATCTGAATCGAATTTATGGGCTTTCAATATCAAGTTGTTAAGCGCATCCATGTGCAGCTCTTCGAACGATATGCCCTCGCGATATAGTTTATATCGTTTTATGATGTACTCGACCATTTTATTCAACGGTTCTTTCAATCTACGATTGTATATCAGCTCTCGATGTAACGCGTGTTCGCTGGTTCCGCTCCAGATTAAATTAGCTTTTTCTGGTTCAGTAAGATATCTCGGATCGTTAATATCGGGTATCATGATACCAGAATTCAAAAATTCTGCTACCGCTCTCTCTTCTTCTTCACCGAAATAGTCATTGATCTTTTTCTTTCGTTCTTTGACCACCTTTCATTTCGATTACCCCTCATATGTTATTGCCCTCGGTTTGTTAAAGTAAAACTCTTTTTTAGCTTTATCCAACCACCATTTTGATTCAGTAGGGTCCATCTCTTGGCTATAAGTATGGAATAATGAGCCTTCTCTCATATTGGTATGCTTGTAACCAAACCTAGGGATTGTCATGACTTTAGCATCATTATGAACCATTCTCAAGAGGAATTCATAAATGAATGTTAGTTTGATAGCGGATTTAAAACCTCCGAAGTCTTCAAACAAGCTTTTCTTAATTACCATCCCGTCAATATTGAAGTTCTGGTAAGCTAATAGTGCGTTTGAATCCAAGAACCCCATCTCGTCAGAGAATCTGTACGCCCATACCGCTTCGTTTGTGGTTCCGATGAAATTACCGTCACCATTGACATCTGCGATGATTGGTAAGAAGATGTCCACTTCAGGATATGATTCAATATACTTAATGGCGTTCTTGAACCATATGGTCGAATACTCATCATCGTATTCCAACAATGATAGATACTTTGTTTTAACTTCACTTACACCTAAGTTGAACTGCGCACAGAAATCAGTTTCACCTTCATTCTCAACAACTCTGACCTTAGTTTTGATTGTCGAGAACTTGAAACTCTTCAGATACTGTGAGGTTTCACTGTCTTTCGGTACCACCAATAGAACTTCGTCTGGTGCCACTCTTTGTTTTTCAATACTCTCCATCGCAATAGCGAAGCTGGCTTTGGTACTATCTGTTAATTCGTGGATAGGTACGATTACGGTAATGTCTGTCTTTTTCATAAATAATTTATTAAAGCGGTTGTAATTCTGATTGTTTTACCATGGTCTCAACTTCTGAGATTCGGTCAGTGACTAATTGTCCGTAGACTTTTTTAGCCACCTCTTTTTGCTTGGTAGTGTCATATAGACCTTTGGTCTTGGCCATTTCTGTTAAAATCTCAGTTGGTTCGTTATCCTCCAACCAAAGTTTCAAGTATTGACCGATCAATTCTGGGATGTTATGTGTGGTATTGGTCCAAATACCATTATTCAATAGAATCATCTCACCGTTCTCGTTGGTCGATGACATCCATTCTGGTACGATATTAGGGATTTTACCGATGATGGGTGTTTCACATTCCATTGCTTCAAGCGGGAATGTCCCGAACCCTGCCAAATCATCGACCCACACCGCTAAGAATGAAT